AGATTACAAACGAGTATTCAAAGATGTGGAACTATCAGCCGATAGTAAAGCAGCAGGAAGATGGGAGACCAACAAAGGTGGAGAGTATTTCGCAACAGGTGTAGGTGGAGCTATCACCGGTCGTGGTGCAGATCTTCTCATCATTGATGATCCTCATTCCGAGCAAGATGCATTATCTGAGACGGCGTTCGATAATGCTTATGAGTGGTACACCTCAGGACCACGACAAAGACTTCAACCCGGTGGTATCATTGTTATTGTCATGACAAGATGGTCTACCAAAGATTTGACAGGTAGATTAATGGGAGCACAAAAAGAAGTTAAAGCAGATCAATGGGACATCATAGAATTTCCTGCAATCTTTCCTAAGACAGGTAATCCTATATGGCCTGAGTATTGGAAGAAGGACGAACTGTTATCAGTCAAAGCATCACTTAATGAACAGAAGTGGCAAGCACAGTGGCAGCAACAACCAACCTCCGAAGAAGGATCTATTATTAAAAGAGAATGGTGGATGAAGTGGGAATCAGATTCCCCTCCTAATAATATTCAACATGTCATACAAAGTTATGATACGGCGTACTCAAAAAAAGAAACAGCAGATTACAGTGCAATAACAACATGGGGTGTGTTCACCTCAGAGTCTGATGGTAAAGTCTATTTAATTTTATTGGATGCTGTCAAAGGTAGATGGGAGTTTCCTGAACTGAAAAGAAAAGCATTAGATAAGTACAGAGAGTTTGAACCGGAGACAGTAATCGTGGAAGCTAAAGCATCTGGATTACCCCTGACCCATGAACTAAGACAGATAGGAATTCCAGTTACGAACTTTACACCGAGCAAAGGAAATGATAAACATGTACGAGTAAACGCTGTAGCACCAGTTTTTGAAGCAGGCCAAATTTGGGTTCCAGATAAACGGTGGGCGCAAGATGTCATAGAGGAATGTGCTGCCTTTCCCTTTGGTGACAACGATGATTATGTTGACTCAACAACACAAGCTGTGCTACGTTTTCGCCAAGGAAATTTTGTTACATTACCTGATGATTATTACGAAGAACCAACTGTTCCTGATTACGGGAGCGAGGAGAGATATTACTAATGGATGATGAAAGAATCGGACAACCTGTAGGACTTAGCAGTTTACTTTTACATATGGGTAGAAAAGCTGCAGACACGCAGTTGTCTCGTGGTGATATTACAAAAGATGAATATGATGAGATTATCAAAATATTATATCCCCCTCTAAGTTTGGTTGATGATAAAAAGAATGGTGGTGTACCAAGATTTGCGTCTGGTTCGGCAACCATGGCCCCTGGAGCATTTATAGATTACGATGACATTTTAAGACGTCTTGGTAATGCTTCAAAGTTTATTGGTAAGAGAGTTCCCTTTCTTAGTAATTTAGTTACTACTCAAATGGGTGATGGTACATTACCTGCTAATGCACAGTTAATGGAAAGTAATATTCCCGGCGTAACAACTGGAGATACATTAGATCCTAATGAAGTAGAGAGAAAAAGAAAAGAGAGACAAGCAGCCTTAGATGAAGCAAGAAGAAATAAAACATCAGCAGCTGTAGCAGATAAAGTTAGAGATGCGGCAGACAGAGGTGAGTATGGTGATATAAATTATTTTGGTCAAGATGTAAGACAAACAGGAGACGGAACAGTTATTGGTCCTGATGCTGATGCTATGGATAAAGAAAGAGCACAGAGAGAAGCAGAAGCAAGACGTAATGTTAATAGTCCTTCTCCAAAAATTGATATACCCACAACTACAGGAGGATTTCCAATTCCAGAAATAGAAACAAAATTACCTCCAACATCTGTACCACCTATTGATATACCCACAATTACAGGAGGATTTCCAATACCAGAGATAGAAGATTTTACTATTTTAACTATGGCAGATAAAAATACAGACAGTGTTAAAATAGGTAATAAAGTTTATCCAAAAGATCAAACAGAATTAAAATATAGACCAGATAAAATTATAGACGGTGTAAAGGTAAAAGGTAAAGGTTATCGTGTAGTTAAAGAAGAGTTTAAAGATGAAGCAGAGAAAAAAAGAATAGCTGATGGAAAATTTGTTAGAGAAGAACTTCCTAAATATTTTAAAGTTAATTCAAAAGTATATGATAACTTATACGAACCAAATCGTTCCGGAACTGAAGAGCTAGAAAAAGTTCAAAAATATTTTAAGAAATTTTATGACATAGATTTTGATACAAAAACATATGAAAAAATTATAAGCAAACAATTTGGAGATAGAAAAGAAAAAAATGTTCGTAAGTCAGTAAATGCTACTACGAAAGCACATAATGAATTTAAAAAAACTTTAAGGGAAAAACTTAAAGCTGAAGGAAAAACTTTATCAAAACCAGAAATTGATCGTTATTTGCAAGATTTTAGAGTAGCTTTAGCACTAGAATATGGAGATAAAGCTAGGGGAGAGGAATATCCTCCCGAAGCTATTGAGGGTTTAACTAATTTAATTATTGATACAATAATGTCAAATGAAGATCCTTACTTACCAGATTACATTGCAGATAAGATACAAAGAACAGCTAATACAAAAGCTAATTTATCAAAAGCAGACGGAACCACAGATAAAAGAAAAAAGTATGCGACTCAAGGAGAAACTCTAGGACATACAGGAAGTATAGCGCAAGGAGATGTGCTATTTGGAGAAGCAGCAAACCCTGAAAGATATACAACAGAGTCTCCAAAAGACAATAGAGATAAAGAAGTATTTATGAATGATTATAAAAAAGCTTTAGAAAAAAATGATACAAAAGAAATGACTCGTATTGAAAACAAATTAAAGAAAAGAAATCTTAGAGCAATGTATGTAGATAAAGATGGCTTTGAAGTTTACATAGGTGCCCCTGCAGAAAAAGGTAAATTAAAAGACGGAGGTCCTCCTAAGTTTGCTGAAGGTAGCAGATTAAATGATTACGATCCTTATGACATCAATCAATTCCAAATGGGTCAACTTCCAAGTTATGAAAGTTTATACGGAGATCAAGGTAAGTTTCCTGTAGATCAAAACAAAGTTGATGAAATGAGAGCAGCAGCTCTTGCTGAAGGTAAAAAATATTACGGAGATGCAACTGGGTTTGAAATATTTAAAGATGGGTTATTTAATTTACCAGACGGGGTAATTAATTATTTTGCAGGTTCGGCTGAAGGAATGGGTGAACTATTAGCAGGATTATTTGAGGCAACTAAAAAAGGTGCACAGCTATCAACTTTTCCTACAGATAAAATAGCTAATCCTGATCAACGAAACATTTCTAGATCATCACCAGATTATTCTCCTTTTAGTGAGGAGTTTCAAGCTTTACTCGATAAACCTGCTTTTACTAAATACTTTGATGAGTTTAGAAATAAGATTCCAACACCAAATTTAGCAGAGTCCACTCTGTCTGGAATGACCATGGATGAGTTAGGAAGAACAGCTGGTTACTACACAGGTCCTCCTACCGCCGTACTCACGGCCCCTGGTGCATTAGCTAAATATTTAAAAGGATCAACAAGAGCGATAGATAAACCGGCTCCTATAAGTGAAGCATCTCGTTTGTCTGAAACAGAAGAAGTTGTTACTCCAACAGGAGCACAAATAGATGAAACTGTAGAGGTAACAGATACAACAAGACAAGTTGCAGACCCTGAAGTACAAATTGAAAAACCACGATTAGATCCAACAGAAGTAGAGAGAGTTGAATCGTTAGATACTTATATAGTTCCTCGGTTTAGTAAAATAGAAGATTACGTTCAGACTAAGTATGCAGGATCTGCTTCTAAGACTAAGAAAAAATTAAGTCAGTGGAAAAAAGAAATGGAAGATGGTGATGGGGCAGGAGCCTTGAACGAAATGAAAGATACCGGAATGTCTTTCCAAATAAGTAATTTAATAAAAGAAGGCGGAGATCAAACCATTGATGCATTAACTTTTTTAAAGATTGGACAAGATTTATTACAAAATAACAATCAAATTAAAAGAGGATACTCTGAATTTTATGGAGCCAATCAATTAGGAAAAAATGCAGGAGCGGCTAAAGTAGGTAATGAAATTACACCTGAAGTAACAAGAGGTGTAATACGACAAGCCAAACAAGATATAGTAAACGTTCCTATTACTGCTACAGGTAACTCAGGCCGTGTTCTACAAGAATATAAAATGGCTGTGCAAAGCATGATAAATGAATTGGAAACAATGGCAGGAGGAACAAGTAAAAGAACTTTTGCTGGAGTAGAAGATCCAAGTGTTGTCATACAAAAGTATACAAGCACTGTTTTACCAAACATTTTAAGAAAAGCGAACAACCCTAATATTAATTTATTATATACCGAAGCTCAAAAATTAAATGACATTGTTAATAGATTTAAACGTTTAAACATTAATCCACGATTGAGTGATAATTTTAAAGGCACCGGTTGGCCAGGGACCAGGACGGAAGATTATACAATTATGGAGCAAGGATTCGATCCTAAAAAAGGACAGTCCTCTCGTCATGAATTTCATAACAGCGGGCATCCTAATTCCGATAATTCTATTTCTTTTAGTAGGTCTATAGATAAAACAACAACCGATGGTAGAGTTACAGAAAATATTATGGAAGCACAAAGTGATGTTCACCGTGGTTCTACATCTTACCAAAGTCCTGAAGATATAGCAGGCATTGATATATTAGAAAATGCAGAAAAAAAATTAAGACCTCAAGCTGAAAAAGCACTTGATGATGCGTGGAATAATTTTAGTAAGGACAATAAATTATATAACTTTGATACAGATCCTATTAATATGCCTATTAGTGAAACTGTTCCTGATATGTTTGAGGTACAACTAAAAGCAGGTAGCGCTGATAATCCTATTTGGGAAGTAATAAATACAAGAACAAAAAGAAAAGTTCCAAAGAAAAGTTTTGGAACAGAAGATGATGCCCAAGTATTTGCTGATGCAAAAACTAAATTAGAAGCATCTAAAGAAGCGAAGAAACCTAAACCTACAGGATTTGATGTTAAAGTAGACCAAGTATCTAATGATATGTACGGAGAGAATTTTAAAAATTTAGGATTAAATCAAAAACAAAATGTTAAACGATCTATCTTAGATAACTACGGAACAGTTAATCAACAGATGATTGATGATGCAAATGATTTTTTAAGTGGCCTTACTCAAGCATCTAAAAAAGAATTAGGAAAAACTAAAAATCCAAACTTTTTAAATGCTTCACGAATATCTAAATTAAATCCAGGAGATTCAGCCTTTGGTAATTATGATAAATTTTGGTCTCGTAAAATGTCCTCTGGAGAGGATGGTCAAAAATCATTATTAGAACGTATTGCTAATCAAGACCTACCACGGAACACACAATCATTTGAGGGACTTGATAGAGCAGTACAGAACATTAAAGATTTATTAGATAGTTCTCAAGGAGGACAGGTTAGAGGAGGTATGTTTGGTGGAGTAGATACATTTGATGCTATTAAAGCACAAATAGTAGCGGACACTAAAATGCCAATAGAAGAATTTTTAGCAAGACTATTTCCTGATGAAGTTAAGTTTGCAGGATCGTATACGGATATATCTAAAAATGCAAAACTACGAAGAGCACGATATGAAAGTGGATCACAAGATTATCCATTTAAAAAACAAAAAGACTGGGTTAAGAATGTTTTAAAATCACACATAGAAAAAGCAATATCAGAAGGTAAGACAAATGTGTCATGGAATCCTGGTGAAATTGTTGGTGTATATGAATCAGCTGATGCGAAAGATATTGCAGGGTATAAAACAATTTATAATAAACTTATGAAAGAAGCAGCAGAAGATATAAATAAAGATTTAATGGAAAGAGCCGCTAAGTTAGGATTAGACCCAGAATCAGCTAGAATTAAAATATCAGGCGTAGGAGATGATATGAACTTTACATTACAATTTGATGGTGATGGTATAAATTCATACAGCCAAGCTGCTCCTGATCTAGTTAAAAAATCTTTTGATGGAAGAAAAATGGAAGTATCAGGATTACCTTATGTTGATTTTACAGAAGCAAAAGATACAATAAGAAAAATAGGTTTACCAATGCACGCAGATGGTGGTAGAGTAGGTTCTAAATTACCAGACGTAGATGAAATACTAGGAACAATTTAATGGCAATAGAAAAAGCATTACCAAATATGGCTCCAGGGGAATTAGATCCTCTTGGCGTCGCAGACGAACAATCAGAAATTAATATAGAACTTACTGATGATGGTGGAGCTTTAATTAATGATCTTCCAGAAATGCCACAATTACCCTTTGATGGTAATTTAGCAGAAGTTATTAAAGAAGATGAACTTGGAAAAATGTCAGATAATCTTCGAGCTTATTATGAAGATGACAAATCATCAAGACAAGATTGGGAAAAATCCTATGTTGATGGTATTAAATTATTAGGATTTAAATATGAAGAACGAGCTAGACCTTTTCAAGGAGCTAGTGGAGTTACTCATCCATTACTTGCTGAATCAGCAACACAGTTTCAAGCGCAAGCTTATAAAGAATTACTACCCGCAGGTGGTCCGGTTAAATGTAATATAGTTGGAGAACAAAACGAAGAAACAGAACAACAAGCCAACAGAGTAAAAGATTACATGAATTATCAGATTACTACGGTGATGGAAGAATATGATCCTGACATGGATCAATTGTTATTTCATTTAGGATTAGCTGGATCTGCATTTAAAAAAGTTTATTTTGATGCACAACAACAAAGAGCTAAAGCTTCTTTTATTCCAGTAGAAGATTTAATCGTTCCTTTTTATGCAACTGATTTAGAATCTTGTCAGAGAATTACACATATCGTTAAACAATCTTACAATGAAGTTAGAAAAAATCAAGTTGGGGGTTTTTACAGAGATGTAGAAATTAGACCATCATTAGTTGAAAATAATCAAGTACAAGAAGAATATCAAAACGTACAAGGTATCAGTTCTACAACTTACGGAGAAGAAGATGATAATGAATATACATTATTAGAGTTTCACTGTGATTTAGACATACCAGGTTTTGAAGATAGGAATTTGGAAACAGGAGAACCTACAGGTATAAGAGTACCATATGTTGTTACTGTTGACGAAGGATCGGGAAAAGTTTTATCCATATACAGAAACTACAGAGAGGACGATCCACTCAGAAAAAAAATTCAGTATTTTGTACATTATAAGTTTTTGCCTGGTCTTGGTTTTTATGGCTTTGGTCTTATCCACATGCTCGGGGGTCTCTCCAGGACAGCTACGTCAGCTCTCCGTCAACTCATTGATGCAGGTACGTTGTCCAATCTCCCTGCAGGATTTAAAGCGAGAGGGTTGCGAGTTGCAGACGATGATAACCCCATCCAACCAGGAGAGTTCAGGGATGTAGATGCACCATCTGGTGATTTACGATCAGGACTACTTCCATTACCTTACAAAGAACCAAGTCAAACTTTATTTTTATTATTAGGTTTTTGTGTTGATGCAGGAAAAAGATTTGCTGCTGTTGCTGATGCAAAGATAGCTGATTCTAATCAAGCTAATCCGGTAGGAACTACCATGGCTATGATTGAACAAGGAACTAAAGTTATGAGTGCAATTCATAAAAGAATGCACTACGCACAAAAAGTTGAATTTAAATTATTAGCAAAAGTATTCCAACAATATTTACCACCAGAATATCCTTACAATGTTGTAGGTGGTAACAGAATGATTAAACAGCAAGACTTTGATGATCGTGTTGATATCATTCCTGTAAGTGATCCAAACATTTTTTCTATGTCTCAACGTATTCAGTTGGCACAAGCTCAATTACAATTAACAGGAGCTAATCCTCAAATTCATAATATTTATGAAGCTTATAGAAGAATGTATCAAGCACTTGGAGTTAATAATATTGATGCAGTATTACCACCTCCTCCTAAACCTGGACCTGTAGATCCAGCAAAAGAAAATTCAGAGGCATTAAAATCTAAACCATTAACTGCTTATCCAGAACAAAATCATGAAGCTCATATAAAAGCACATAGAGCGTTTATGTCATCAAGTTTAGTTAGACAAAGTTTAATTGCTATGGCTGCTTTACAATCTCATATTAGTGAGCATATTTCATTTATGGCAAGACAACAAGTTATGGAAAAGAACAAAGCAGAACTAGAACAATTACAACAACAATTAGGCGGTCAACAATTACCTCCTGAATTACAAAAAGAAATGCAAAATAGATTGGAAAGTGAAATTGCTGAAGTAGAATCTACTATAACAGAAGAAATTGTAGCAGAAGAACAAGAATTCTTAGGCACAACAAATGAAGATCCTCTAATTAACTTAAAACAACAAGAAATTGACATTAAAGAACAAGATGCACAGCGTAAAGCTATGTATGATATGGAAAAATTAGAGATAGATAGAGGTAAATTAGACCAAAAAACTGAAATAGATCAGAAAAAACTTGATCAAGACGCAGAAATTGCAGCTATGAGAGCAGGCGTTAATTTAAAACAATCAAAAATGAGGAAAAATTAATGTCATATTCTGAAAATGATGATAAATTAAGTCGAGGTATAAATGATTTTGCATCACATGTGGAGCAATACGCAAAAACAAGTGAAGATAAGTTAATTATGGCTGCAGCTATGTTATCAGTTGTTAAAGCTATCTATATAGATCATGCTTTAGATGGACAAATAGCAGAAACTGTTTTTGAAAAGCAACTTGAGGATGTTTTTCAAATTAATTTGGTAAAACCAACGTTACATTAAGGAGAATATGAAAAAAAATAAGAAAAAAAAGAAGTACATGGGTGGTGGCATGATGAAAATGGGCTACATGGGCGGTGGAATGCCTAAAATGAGCTACGGAGATGGTGGTGAGTTTAAAGTTCAGCCAGGACCTTCAGTAGATGGTATGGATGTAGATACAAATGTTAAAAAACCAACTCAAACTATGCGTGGAGTAGGGGCAGCAACCAAAGGTATTAAGTTTTTTGGATAATTTGTGCGAACATTGTGGACATGCCTGTCATCATAGCAACGGAGGTAGTTGTTCTAGTTGTGATTGCAATAATTGTGAACATGAGCTAGAAAATACTGTTGAATTCGAAGCTGACTTCGATTTAACTATTCATTAACTAAGGAGGTTATATGAATTTAATAAAAGATCTATGGGACCATGTCAAAGAATGGTCGGAATGGAAAATGAAGGACTGGATAAAAGCTGCTATCGTAGCTATCATAGTTCTTTGGGTCATCAGTTGGATGACAGGTGGAGCAGCCTAGACAATGGTCTGGCAACTCTTAGCAAAACCTTTACTCGGCGTTGCTGCGGATACGGTCCGTGGCTTCGTCGAAACAAAAAAGGCAAAAGCAGAATTAAAAGTTACAGAAATTAAAGCTGCTACCAAACTTAAAGAAGATCAAATAGCGGGAAAAATAAAATGGGAAGCATCAGCCGTAGATCAAATGAAAGGCTCGTGGAAAGACGAACTAATTTTAATTTGTCTACTCGCTCCGGCAACACTCGTATTTTTTCCTGGAATGACACAACATATAGAAGCGGGGTTTGTCGCATTGCAGTCACTTCCGGATTATTATAAACATTTATTATATATCGCCTGCTCAGCTAGCTTCGGCATCAAGGCCGGAAAAGGTGCAATGGGTTTAATTAAAAAAGGAAAATAATATGAAAACAGTAAACAAAAAGAAAAATCCAGGATTAGCAAAATTGCCTACAGCAGTAAGAAATAAAATGGGTTATAAAAAAAGTGGTGGTAAAACTTCTAAATTTAAAGATGGTGATGATACTCATGTAACTAAAGATGGTAGAACTGTTAAAAAGGGACTTTATTACTACATGAACAAACGCAAAAAATCTGGAACTAGCAGAAAAGGCAAAGGAACAGTAAGTGATAAAGCTTTAAAACAGTCTAAAAAAACTGCACATCACAGTAAATAATGCCTTTTAAGTCAGCAAAGCAACGAGCATATTTATATGCTAATGAGCCTGAAGTGGCTAAAAGTTTTGCTAAAAAACACGGTAATAAAATACAAGCTAAAGACGGTAAAAATTTATCTCAAGTTAGAAAAAATTCTAAAAATCCAAAAGGAGTAGCTAATGGATGTGGAATGGTAATGGAGGATAGAAGAAAAGAAACTACATATGGCTAGTCCTGCTTGGCAACGAAAAGAAGGCAAAAGTGAGTCGGGAGGACTAAATAAAAAAGGTGTAGCTTCTTATAGAAAGGCTAATCCTGGTTCTAAATTAAAAACAGCAGTTACAACAAAACCATCAAAGTTGAAAAAAGGTTCAAAAGCTGCTAAGAGACGTAAATCATTCTGTGCAAGGATGGAAGGTATGAAAAAAAGAAGAACTAGTTCTAAAACAGCAAAAGATCCTAATTCTAGGATTAATAAATCACTAAGGAAATGGAATTGTTAATATGAGTACACTAGCAGATCGAGTAAAGCAAAACGAAGGCTTTAGAAATAAAATTTACAAAGATACCCTTGGGTTTGCCACTATTGGTTACGGCCATAAAGTAATAGAAGGAGATCCTTTTGAAGAAGGAGTAGAATATCCAAAAGAACAGTTAGAAGAAGTTTTTAAAACTGATTTAGAGCATGCACAATTATTATGTGAAAATATGTTTATGTGTGATTTAAGTTATGATCCACCTGAATTGTTAAAGGAAATTTACACGGAAATGATTTTTCAACTTGGTCCTGGAGGGGTCTCTAAATTTAAAAAAACTTTTGATTTTGTTAAAATGAAACAATTTAAAAATGCAAGTATTGAGATGCTTGATAGTCGTTGGAATAAACAAACCCCCAATAGAGCAAAACATTTAAGTGATTTAATGGCTACACTTGAGGTATGAAATTACCGGGGAAAAGATTCGGTCCTCCTCCATTGAGAGGTCCTTTACCGCAAGGTATAAAATATAAACCTTTGAAAGTTACAAAGATAAAAATATCTAAAGACTTTCCAAGTTTTAAAAATGGTGGATTGTCCAATAATAAATTAATTAATAAAATAAGGAAAAATTATGCCTGATTACTTTCTTTCATTTGTTGAAAGATTAAGAAAAGAAATAAAGACTAGACAAGAGCAACTAACTCAAGTTATAACAGGAGATGTAAAGGAAATCACAACATATAAGTATGTGTTGGGACAACTTCACGCTTGGAATAAAATAGATCAGGAACTCACGAACCTGCTAAAGAAACAGGAGCTAGATGATGACCAAAACTAATGTAATACCTACAAAAGTTTTTGCCTTAGAAAAGAAAAATAAAGAGAAAAAAGAAAAACAACCAGAACACTCTAAATTACCTACACCTTCAGGGTGGAGATTATTGGTAATGCCATTTAAACTTAAAGAAAAAAGTAAAGGTGGAATTATTTTAACAGATAAAACTGTTGAAGAAAGCCAATGGTCAACTAATGTAGGACTGGTAATGAAAATGGGTGATTTATGCTTTAAGGATGATGTAAAATTTCCTACAGGTCCTTGGTGTAAAGAGAAAGATTGGATACTCTTCGGTAGATATGCCGGAGCAAGAATTAAAATCGACGGTGGAGAACTCAGATTACTTAATGACGATGAAGTTATGGCAGTTGTTAAAGATCCTGAATACGTTTTATCACCGCTAACAAACTAACATGAGGAGATAGTCATGCCAGAAGCACAACCAGCACTAAGTGAAGAAAAAACAATACCTATTGAAGATACAGGTAATCCTGTTGATATAGAAATAAATGAAACCTCTACGGAGGAAACAACTCAACCAATTGAGGCAAAAGAAGAGCCCCAAGGTGAGTCTGAACATGAAGAATATTCTTCAGGTGTTAAAAAAAGAATAAATGATTTAACAAAAAAATGGCGTGAAGAAGAACGCCAAAAAGAAGCAGCTTTAAAATTTGCAGAAAGTGTTAAAAAGAAAAATGACACATTACAAAAACAATTTACAAGTTTAGATGATACTTACATTGAAGAAGTTGCTCAACGAGTAGATGCTACTGAATTAGCATTAAAAAGAGCTTTAACAGAAGCACATCAAAAACAAGATTTTGAAGCTGTTGCTGAAGCACAAGCTAAATTAGCTGAAAATGCTGTTCATAAACAAAGAGTAGTTTCTGCTAAAAGTAAAAAACAAACAGAACCTCAAGAACAAACTGTATCTCCAGAAGCTCCTCAACAGGTGCAACAACAGGTACAGCAAACTCCTAAACCAAGTGAAAAAGCTCTTCAATGGGCTCAAAGAAATCAATGGTTTGGTCAAGGAGAAGGAAAAGATCAAGCAATGACTTATGCCACTTGGGGAATTCATACAACTTTAGTTAATGAAGGAATGGATCCTGAGTCAGATGAATATTATAATGAAATTGACACTAGACTAAAAGGGTATTTTCCTGATAAGATAGGACAACCGAATTCCACATCGAGTACAACTAACAATAGAGTCGCTCAGACTGTTGCTGGTACTACAAATGCTCGATCTGGAGGTAAAACTGGGCGCCGCACTGTGAAGCTCACACCATCACAGGTTACAATAGCAAAAAAACTTGGTGTGCCATTAGATGAATACGCAAAATTCGTGAAGGAGTAAAATATGGATAACGTAAAACTAAAAAAAACTACTCGACACGCTGAAACTAGGGACTTACAAGCTCGTAAAACGGTCTGGTCCCCACCGAGACAACTAGATGCGCCTGTACCACCGGAAGGGTTCAAATATCGTTGGCTCAGAGCAGAACTTCAAGGTCAACCTGATGATAAAAATATTACATCAAGGTTACGAGAAGGTTATGAACTGGTCCGAGAAGATGAACTTTCAGCAGAAGATAAAATGAAATATCCTGCTATGTCAGAAGGTAAGTATAAGGGCACTATAGGAGTTGGAGGTTTGCTACTAGCTAAAATTCCTCTTGAATTGGCTAAATCTAGAAATGAATTTTTCCAGAAAAAGTCAAAAGAGGTGCAAGAAGCTATAGACAATGAGGTTTTAAAAGACGAGCATCCGAGCATGCCTATGTCAAGTAATAGGAGCTCAAAAGTAACATTTGGAGGCAATCAGTAATTCTGAATTGGTCGGGATTGTGATGCTTCTAGAAAAGGAGTAAATTATGGCAAATGTAGATGCGCCTAGAGGACTAGTTCCTGTTAAAATGCTTGGTAACAAGTATGAAACAGCTGGTTTCTCTACTTATAAAGTTGCTTCTGGTTACGCATCAAACATCTTTAATGGTACAGCGGTTCAACTAAAAGCTGATGGAACTATTGAGTTAGCAGTAGACGCTAAATCAAACTCTGCAAAAATTGTAGGAGTTTGTGGCGGTGTAAACTACACTGATTCAACAGGGAAACCAATTTGGAAAAACTATTGGCCAGCTTCAACTGTGACGCAAGGATCAGTAGCAGCGGAAATTAAAGTTTATGATGATCCAGATCAACTATTCATCGTTCAAGCGGACGGTGCTGCCGATCAAACATCGGTAGGAGCCAATGCACCTATGGTAGGTAACGCAAATGGCAATACAACTAATGGTATGAGTTCTATGGAACTTGACTTTTCAGGATTAACAGCTTCAGATGAGCAGTTAAGAGTTATTGGAATAGTTCAAGATCCTAAAAATACTGCTGGTTTAACAAACGTAGACTTGGTTGTTAGAATTAACGATCATGCTTACACTAACTTAGCGGGGATATAATATATGGCTATTTCTAGATCCCAGTTAGCCAAAGAATTAGAGCCGGGTTTAAATGCTCTCTTTGGCTTAGAATACAAACGCTATGAGAACGAAGCAGCAGAAATCTTCGACCAAGAAAGTTCAGACAGAGCTTTTGAAGAAGAAGTAATGTTAGGTGGATTCGCTGGTGCTCCTGTGAAAAACGAAGGTGCAGCAATCAATTATGATACTGCGCAAGAATCTTTCACTGCGAGATACACTAACGAAACTATTGCTCTTGCTTTCGCTATCACTGAAGAAGCTGTAGAGGATAACCTTTATGACAGAGTCAGTGCTAGATATACAAAAGCTCTAGCTCGTTCGATGGCTAATACTAAACAAGTTAAGGGTGCTAATATTCTTAACAATGCATTTTCCACAAATGCTGCTGATTTTGGTGGAGACGGAGTTGCTTTAGCTTCTACTGCTCACCCAACTTTAACAGGTGGAAACTTCTCTAATAGAAGTGCTACTGATGCTGACTTGAACGAGACTTCTCTCGAACAAGCAGTTATTGATGTTGCTGCTTTTATTGATGAAAGAGGTTTAAAAATTGCATTGAAACCAATGAAAATGATTATTCCTTCAGCTCTACAATTTGTAGCTGATAGATTAATGAATTCAAGTGGTAGAGTAGGTACAGCTGATAATGATATCAACGTATTCAATCAATCAGGATATATTCCTCAAGGATACAGCGTAAATCATTATTTAACTGATACTGATGCATTCTTTATTAAAACCGATTGTCCAAACGGCTTCAAGCATTTTGTAAGAACACCAATTACAACTGCTATGGAAGGTGATTTTGACACTGGAAATATGAGATACAAAGCTCGTGAAAGATATAGCTTTGGTTTCTCTGATCCTAGATGTGTTTATGCATCTCAAGGTTCGTAAGATTTAACTAATCTTTCTTAGGTGAAGAAGGCGCTTGTAAGAGCGCCTTTTTTATTTTATACTCCTCTAATCCTAGATTAATTATAATTGTGCAGACTGGCTAGGCAGACGGTATAGAGACTGCATGATTAGGTCTATACACCACGGAGGTAAACATGGGTACTACGACTTTTTCGGGTCCGGTAAAATCGGGCGACATATTAGCTACTGGCGGAGCAACGTTAGGAACTAATATAGCAAATACAAGCTGGGTCAATAATGTGGCTAGTATGTATATGCAATCACCAACAGCAGGTAATGCTACAGAATTAAAAACTGTAGGAGCTATTACTTCTGGTATGGTAACTAATACAGGTCAATACAATCTTACTTTAAATGGTTCTGGAATTTCTAATGGAACTTGGAACCCTACAAGTAGTGACACAGCTGGTGGAGCATCTTGGGCTCGTAAAATTCAATTTACAAGCACAGGTAATGATTCCGCATTAAGATTTACTGTTACTGGAATTGATGCAGCAGGAGAATCTTTAAGTGAAACTACTGCAGCAGCAGGAGGTCCTAACGCAGGCACTTCTTTTACAACTGGTTTGTATAAAGCTGTTTATTCCATAACTTCTTCAGCAGTTAGTGTTGGAAATATTAGTGTTGGAACAGGACATACAGCTGGTGATCAATATCAACATTTAATTGGAGTTGTTCCTTATGGATCAACTATTACTAGGCTTTATTCTTATAGAACAGAAGCATGGAACGGTGGAGGTAATGAAATTATGTCTATCGGAACTACTGTTGATGTAGATGAATTTGCTAGTATTGCTTCAGCAGTCACTAAAGGTGCTGTTACAGATGATACTACAGGTGATGTTATGACTACTACTGCAGCTCAATCAACAAGTTGGTTTAATGTAGAACAAAACCCTGCTGCTTCTGCTGGTGATGCAGATTACGAAGTAGATGCAGGTGTAATTGTTACTTATACTCCATCTGGTACATTAGCTACCGCAGGAAAAAGTGTATTTATTGCAGAATATGCACAAAAAAGATTATTAACTAACGAAAGCTGGTAATCTAAATAACTCTGGGTGAGGTGTAATGACCTCACCCTTAACAGGAGAAAAATATGACGCAAGTAGTCACAAAACAATTTGACGGAACTAGAAAAGCTATTTTCACAATGAATTTTAAAATAGCCAGTACTACAGCTGAAACTTTTACAATTGTACCAGCTAATTTAAATAATTCTAAAGGATTTGCTACAGGATCCACTGCTAATAGTGGTGATGTTTGTACCAACCTTACTATTAATAAATTATGGTGGAGTGTTAATAACACTGCTGTTACCAAACCACTTTTAGTGGAATGGAAAGCAACTTCTAATTCACAAGCTATAACTTGTAATTATGCTGACTCAAAAGATTTTAGTGCTATTGGAGGATTAACAAATCCTTTAACACCTGGAACAGGTGGAGCAACTGGAGGATTAGATATTAAATTTCTTTCAGTAACAGATGATGATACAGCTACTATAGTTTTAGAATTGTTAAAAATTTATACAACTTACTAGTGAAAACACTTTTTGTAGTTTTAACTTTTATATTAGTTGTTAGTGCAATAACTAGTGCGAACGGTGCAGACACAAATACTGTGTCTAGCACCGTGGTTACGGATAAATCAGTACCTACCGCAAATGCTCCAAGTGTTGTTGTAAACAATTCTGATATATGTAAGGTTGCTACATCTGGCGCCATACAAACCAACATACTTGGTATCGCTACAGGCGTAGTAGTGGACGACGAGCTGTGTCAATTGCTCAAGCTAAGTCGCCAGCTTTATGCTTCAGGCCTTAAAGTTGCCTCAATTTCATTACTCGCAACTGACCCAAGAGTTTTTGACAGTTTAGTTATGGCAGGCACTCC